CCCCCTCACCTTATTAAGGAAGCTTCGGACCTTGTAAAAAACCAGCCCGATATATCTGGGCCTTGAAAGAGATACCCCATTCGGTGTAATTACTCGACAACTGAATACTTTTTTTGATTGAAGATCTTCATAGCACATATTCAACTTTTTAACTTTTAAATAAACATGGCAAACATGAATCTTACGCGTCCAGGCGCGTCAAATGGAGGCAGCGATTCGCGTGCCTTGCTACTCAAGCTGTTTACTGGAGAAGTGTATGAATCCTTCCGTACAGCTCTTATCGCCAAGCCTCTTGTTCAGAGCCGTACTCTGACTAACGGCAAAGAGGCCCAATTCATCCATACCGGAACCATGACGGCGGGTTTCCATACGCCTGGAACCCCACTACTCGGTAATGGAAGTGGTACAGATGGTGCTCCTAAGCAAGCAGAAACCACCATCACTGTAGACCAACTACTTGTATCTCAAGCGTTCGTCTATGAGTTAGATAGCGTTCTTGCTCATTATGATATTAGAGGCCCAATTGCTCGTCAAATCGGGCAAAGTTTGGCCGAACATTATGATCGTCGCATCTTCCGTGTGCTCGATCGTGCAGCAGTAGCCACTGCTCCTGTTACAGGTGAGCCCGGTGGATTTACTGTTGCATTGGGTGCAAATAACGAGTACAATGCACAATCTTTAGTCGACGGTTTCTTTGAAGCAGCGGCTGTATTAGATGAACGTTCAGCCCCTAAAGAAGGCCGCGTAGCTGTACTTAGCCCCCGTCAATATTATAGTTTGATTTCCTCTGTGGACACTAATATCCTTAACAGGGATATTGGTAATACACAAGGTAACTTGAACTCTGGCGAAGGTCTTTATGAGATCGCCGGTATTAAAATTCAAAAGTCCAACAACATTCCTTTCCTCGGAAAGTATGGTGTGGCCACTGGTACTGCTATCGAGAACACCGATACTACCAATGAGAAGAATGACTACGGTGATACCACCGACTTCAGCAACTCTTGCGGATTGATTTTTCACAGGGATGCTGCCGCTGCTGTCGAAGCAATTGGTCCTTCTGTTCAAACTTCTGGTGGAGATGTCTCCATCATGTATCAGGGCGACCTCGTTGTGGGACGCCTTGCAATGGGCGCAGGCGCAGTCCGCGTCTCTGTTGCAGGTGCTTTCCGTAACACCTGATTTTATGGGGGGTCTTATGGCCCCCTTTTTTAGTCTCCAGACCGAGACGACCAACCTTTGCAAATATGAAACCTAAATGTCTGCACGTACAACCGTCCTAGATGCCGTAAACCAGATGCTTTCTTGCATCGGCGGTGCGGCTGTCGTCAATCTCGACACCGATAACCCTGAAGTTTTCACCGCACAGTCCATCTTGGAAGAGACGACGCGCAACGTTTTAGCAGAGGGGTGGAACTTCAACACCGAACTGGAATACCCATTCCCGATTCAACAGAATGGTCAGATTGGTGTCCCCGATAACCTTATTAGTTTTACTTTGTCCTTTTACAAGCACGGTGCTGATCGTGACTTGATCGTAGAACGGGGTAAAAAATTTTATAACAAAAAAGATCATACCTATACCTTCACAGAAACTATCTATGCGGATGTGGTTTGGCACTTTCCCTTTGTTGAGTGTCCCCAACCGATGAAGGAATACATCACAGCAAGAGCCTCACGTATTTATGCCAGCCGTCTGGTGACCTCAGAAGAGCAAGTACAACTTATTGCTCAAGACGAGTCAGCTACTAGGACTATCTGCATTGAGTACGACACAGCTACAGCAAAGCCCAACGTGTTTGGTCTTCACGATGGCACAAATAACTACATCTCTTATCAGCCTTATAGATCCCTTCTGCGATAAACAATGCCTGTATCCGTTTCCCAACGCATCCCAAATTTGTTGGGTGGCGTTTCACAGCAACCAGACTCTCTTAAACTACCTGGCCAAGTTACACAAGCTGATAACTGCTTACCAGATCCAACCTACGGACTGCTTAAGCGTCCAGGTCTAAAGCTAGTCTCTAGTCTTACTGGAGCAACTGCTGACGGCAGATGGTTTTCTATCTTCCGTGATTCTCAGGAAAAGTTCATTGGTCAGTTCGCACCTGATGGAACTCTCCGTATGTGGAATGCTCTTACAGGCGTATCTGCAACAGTAAATGCAGTGAGTGCAGGAGCCACAGCTTATGTAAATAGTGTCTCTGAAGCTGACTTCGAGATGCTACAAATCAATGACTATAACTTTGTCCTTAATAGAAGCAAGACTGTTGCAGCATCAGCAACCCTTAGCCCTACCCGCAACCCCGAAGCTATCATTGTCTTGCGTATTGCTGGATATGATACTAAATATACTATTACCTTAGATGGTACTGAATACTCATATACGACCCCTGCTACAGGTAACGTTTCTATTAAGTCTGTCATAGATGGTATTGTTTCGGCATTACCTAGTGCCTACATAAAGACCAAAAGCAGCAATGTTATACATATTACTAGAACAAATAATGCTGACTTCTCCATTGAGGCTAAAGGCGGATTAAGCTCCACTTCAATAGAAGCATTTAAAACTACTGTCCGTGACGTAGCAGACCTTCCGGGATCCTGTATTGATGGGATGGTTCTTAAAATTCAAAATCTAGAGAACCTAGACGGCGATGAATACTATGTGAAATTTGTTGTTAATGGTTCGGCCTCAAAAGGTGTTGGTAGCTGGGAGGAGACTGTTGCGCCTGGTATTACTACAACGCTTGATCCTGATACAATGCCACACGCGATCATTCGTGAAAGCAACGGCACCTTTACGTTCCGGTCTTTAAATGAGGCGGATAAAGACGGGGATGACTTGTACTGGGTTGAACGCCGTGTAGGTGATGATATATCCAATCCAATGCCTACGTTCGTTGGGAGCACAATTACAGGTCTAAGTTTTTTTAGAAATCGCCTTGTTTTACTTGCAGGTACTAATGTTATCTGCTCACAACCAAGTAGTTTCTTCAATCTTTTCCGCGTTTCTGCGTTAGCCACTTCAGATGCAGATGCTGTAGACCTTTCGTCTGGTTCCCTGCGGCCAGTCAACTTACGCTTTGCTATTGGAGACCAACTAGGTTTGTTGATCTTCTCTGAACATTCGCAGTTTATGCTTACAGCAGAAGGCGATACGTTTGGTCCTAGTAGTGCTCAGCTTAAATCCTTTAGCACTCTCACCATCAACCCTAATATTTCACCTGTAGATACAGGGACATCAATTATCTATGTGGATGCCAATCAAGGGTTCTCCACGGTGACAGAGATGTTGGTTACTTCTGCTGATAACAGACCACAAAAAGCAGACCTATCAAGAACAGCACCTAACTATGTTCCTGGTGCTCTCAAATCAATGATCAGTAATAATTCTGCATCAATGGTTAGTCTGCTGGGTAGTCAGAATCCAAAAGAATTATATGTATTCAAATACTTCAACAATGGTAATGAGCGAGTCTTAGCGTCTTGGATACGTTGGTTGTTGCCAGGCAATTGTTTATTGCAAGCAACTGATCATGACAACTATTACTTTGTCACAGCACAGGAGAATAGTGTTTGTCTCTCTACTTGCACAGTTCTGGTAGATGTAGAAGGCACTGCTGTAAACCAAAATGGTATCTCTTATGAATACCGGATGGATTTGTTCGAGAACACGCTTACTGTTGCTTACAACAATGTAAACGACACTACTAGAGTCTTCTTCCCTACAGGGCTATACGACTCCACATTGGTGCCTGTTGTTGTTGTAGATGACACAGCTACAGAGCGGGGTGTTTTGTATATCAACCCTACTCACGGTAATAACGGTTCTGATGACTATGTAGAGGTCCCCGGTGACCGCACAACTTCTAATCAGATCACCCTTGGATACCAATACGCAATGACTGTTGGTATCCCTAGGTTCTATCGAAGGGCCGCACAGGCTGGTGGGACAGTTCAATCTGATGTAGTCAACATCCCTCGTATTCAGCGTGTTGTTATACAAAGCACTGACTCAGGACCCTTTGATGCCACTGTTGCCGTCAAGGGTAGAACTACCAAAACCTATTCATTCCCCCAAACTATTGCAAACGAATACTTAGCTAATACAGTCCCAATTCCTGAAATTATAGACAACGTTATTCCTGTCTATGGTAAAGGTACTGATTCTGATATTACCTTAACTAGCAATACACCTTTCCCCCTTTCATTTATCGCTGCCACTTGGTTTGGTCTTTATGCAAACAGAGGAATTCAATCAATCTAAATACATTAAACCCTGCTCAATGGAGTTGGCCTGGCAAAGTTCAGAGCTACTCCGATGGCAGGACAAACGAGAATTGGAGGGACAAGGGCACCCTCCTTTTTATGCCTTGGCAATGAGTGTTGCTGTAACTGATAATCCTGTTTCTTTCTACACTCCTGATGATGAGCTTGCGGGCTTTGCAGGAGTTGTAGATGAAGGAGACGGTATAGGACGTGTATGGATGCTCACCACACCTGCTGTGGAGACAATACCTATTCTCTTCTTTAAAGAAGCCAAGAAATGGTTACAACGGCAAGACTACACAATGTTGCACAACACTATGGACCCCAGAAACAAGATGCACCGAAAGCTCTTGAAGATGTTGGGGTTTAAGCGTTTGTGCTATGTGCCCGTAGGTCCAAAACGTCTTACTTACGTCGAATTTGCAAAATTATGTGTGAACCCATAACCCTTGGTATTGCAACGGCAGTTGTTGCTGGTGTAGGGACAATTGCTTCCTATAGCCAACAACAGGCTCAATCAGCAGCGGCTAATGACCAAGCATTTGCTCAATATCAAGCACAATCTAGAGCCTCTGAGCAGGCTGCTATGCAGCAGCAAAATCAAGCATTATTTGAACTTCAAAACTATAACAACCAAGTCGAGTTGCAAAATCAGCAAACTCTTAATTCTTGGATCAATACAACACAGCAAACTAAGCAGGCTAATTTACGGTTACAGTCTGAGTTCTTAACTGCTCAACAGCAAAGAGACTATACTAACCTCAATAATCAATTACAATTCCAGCAAACCCTTAATCAATCTATACTATCTGAGCAGCGAGTTGATACTCAGCTAGCACTAAATCAAGAAGGTTTGAACGCCAAAGTTGAAGCTAATCAACGGCGTCAAAATGACGCGGAAGCTTTACGATCTTTTGAAGCTGAAAGGTTGTTAGCTACTAGCATTCAAGCTCAAGGTACTGTTCTTGCTCAAGGTAGGACGGGACAATCAATTGGTTTGTCTGTTAATAATGCCATCGGCAGCTACGGACGTGACATGAGAATGTTAGACCGCAATCGTGCTTCCTCTTTGGCAGATTTTAGAACTGAAAGTACAAACGCATTTTTGTCTAAGGCTCAGCAAGACGCAGAGGCTATTGCATCAATTATGCCTAAGCCTATGCAGCCTCTTGATTTGCCAAACATTGCCCCTCCTGTCTTTGGAGATGTTCCTACAGATCCTGTCTTTGCCCAATACCAGCTGGATCCAGGCCCAACTAGCGGCCCTAGTTATGGCGCAATTCCTACTGCTATGCCTGGTCCAAGTCCCTTAGGTCTAGTGGCCGGTATTGGTTCTGCGGCACTTGGAGGTTATCAAACTTACAACCAAGCTAAGGCACTTACTAAGAGACCACAAGAACTTGGACAAAAACCTACAGGATAATAATGAGTCAAACACCGTTTCGCTCTGTTCAGCAAAGAGCTAGTCAATCAGAAGGTATCTCAAATCTTCAAGCTCCTGACCGTAGTAAACAGACTGCAGAGCTTGCCCGTCAACAAAACATACAAAATCAAAATCTTCAAACAGTTATTGGGTTAAATCAGCAGGTATCTGCTTTTAATCAACAAACTCTTTCAGAGATTGATATTAATAATCAGCGGTTAGTCCAAGCTCAGCTAAGCACTAACAAAGAGTTATCTCTTAAAGCTCGCGAAATGCGTCAGCGTCAAGGGTTAGCTGATGACAAGATGTTAGCTGATTTTGATAATCAAATAACAAACCTAAGAAATGCACAGCAGACTACTGCTAATCAGCTTAAGCAACAGCAAGATATTGCTCGTGACAATGCCATCACCAATCTAGGTGAGTCATTTCTAAAATTCTCGCAAACTTTAGTTGAGGAACGTGCAGAGCGCACTAACCAAGCTAATCGTCAAATAATGGCGGGGGCTATGTTGGATGGTTTTCTATCACAACTAAACTCTGAAACACCCGCTTTAGATGCTGCCCAACAGGCCCGAGTCGATGCCAATGTCGGTCTTTCTGAAGCTGCTAATGCTGATGAAGCCGCAGGACGCATTAATGATGCAACTGAGCTACGTTCCAACAATGGTTTTTATAATTATGGTTATGCTGAAGGCGTTGCGCTTAAAGCAGCTAGTAGTTTTAGTAGCTATCTAAGCGAACGACAAAAGGAGTTTGAAGATAAATTCCCTTTTGGAAAGCCTGATGCCTTCATATTGCAGCAGTCTTTCATTAGACAAGCTACTATTGATTTTATTGATCAAAACAATTTATCTACTATTCCGCCTGAAGTTTTAAATAAGTATTTTGCGCGTACAGCTCTTTCTGCACAAGCTGCGATAACTAAAGAATTCAATGATAAAAACGCAACTTATGTTAAAAAGGCTCAAATTGAAAAAAGTATAGGTGACTTGCGTACAGCTGCCATTGCGTATCAAGGGCCTACAGGAGCCACATTTAACGAGCAAGTATTTGCTAGTGATATTTCCAAATCACTTACCGTCTTAATTAAAGCAGATCCAACAAACGCAAGTGCTAACGTTAAAAAAGCTTATGATGCACTGAAAGCTGATACTAAGACTGGCGGTAATTTACAGCCTTTACAGACCTTTGTAGGGGTATTAGAAGGAGAAGAGTTCTTTAGTTACTTCGCTAATGAGGCTCTCAATGATTATCCGACCTTTCTTCGCAATGAAGAAAAAGAGGTTAAGCGTGAAATGGAAGAAATTTCATCCGAACGAGCGGATGAGCTATTATTACAGCTTGAAAAGCTTGATGATACTACTGATCCAGCACTACGTGAAGCTAAACGTAATCAAATATTAGATCAGCTAGGTAGTCTAACTAAAGGGGACCAACTAAAAGTTACTAGGGCTGCTAATGAGCTGCCTATCATCAACAAAAAAGCAGCTACTGAAGCTAGAGATCGCTGGCTAAATTCTGCAGAATGGACAGCTGACGACATCAGAAATTGGGCAGAACAAAATAAGCGTCAAATGGGTTCAGAGGTTTATCTAGATACTCTAAAATATGCTGATCAATTTGAACAGGTAGCGCAGCCCGATCCTGGTATTATTGAGCGTTTTAAGCAAGCAAAAGATGCAATTGCTGGCCTAACTCCAACTGTAAAACAACCAGAGACACAGAAAGATGTTCATTTAACTAACCGTATTAACAATGCTATTAGTAGGAGACAAGATCAATTACAACGCCGCTTTAACATCTGGAAAAGATCTGAGCAGCGTACATCTTTTGAGGAATTTCTAAAAGCCAATAAAGATCTCCTTGAAAAACCTATTACTGATAATGAGTACAAGCCAGGTTACAACGAACCTTTAGGTACAACCGCACCTGGAGTCACAAAAACTGCGATTCCAAATACTAATGGTTTGAATACCTTTGCTTATACAGCTCCACTTGAACGTCAAAATGCTCGTAGTGGTGCTTATGGTGTCCTTGAACCTAGCGCAAATGTCTATCTAGAGGTTGCTGAAGTTAGAGATCAAGTTGCTTTGTATGAACAAGGTAATACTACTGGGCTTTTAAAAGATCTATCAAGAGCTGCTGGTATGAAGCCCGTTGATTTTCTCCGTAAGCAGATGGATCTTATGGGTATTCAAGGAACAGTGGATGATCCTAAGCCTGATAGCTTCACAAAGCCTAAGCGTGGCTGGCAACCACTAAACAGTACACAGACTTTCTATGCTGAAAAAGGTTTAACAGCTAATACTGCAGATGCCTTAGCTCAACTTGTGGTATCTCTTTCTTCAGGTAATCCAGCAATAGGCTCTGGTCAAAACGGCTTGTTTGACTTTAATGCTCAAGAACAGGAATTACTTTATAAATTTGCCGATGAAGCTTCTAAGGATCCTTTAGATCCATACACACAACTTGAGTATGTCAGTAAAAAGATTGACTCTTTTAAAACTGGTAACCCCCAACAAAAAGCTGCTTTTAGCAGGCTTGCCGCATCTAAGCCTACAAATGACCAACTTAAAAGATCTTTGCTCCTTTTATTCCCTGGTATTAACCGCACGTTACTTGAGCGAGCAATCTTAAATATGAGAAACTAATTATGCCCGTTATTTTACCAGACGATTTTGAGGAGAAGCCCCTAGAAGATCTAACTCAACAGCCTGTGGTGCCTTCTCCCACGCAACAAATAGAAGAACAACCCGAAGAAGATCTTTCTGAGTTTGCTGATGAAGAGCCTTTTAGGCTTGGACCTGACAGAAAACCTTATACAAGTGAAATCGAAGGCGTTGCTAAGTTTGTTGAGGAAAATATTTATATTCCTCTTGTTGATACGTTTGATGGTTCTCGTGATGCTGATGAGGTAGCTGAAGATCGAGCCAAGCTACGTCAAGAAACTGCAGAAAAATCTAATGAAATAGAAAAGGATGCAGCTAATGATACTAGCTTTGCTGGTGAAACTATCAGAGCTGGTTTTGGAGCTGTTGAAGACTTCGCTGAAGGCGTTGTAAATCTTCCTGGTGATGTTCTTAGTGTTCTTCCTGGTGTTGATGACGACTTTCTTAATGTCGATTTTAACTTCATCAGGGAAAACAATACACAGGCCGGTAAAGCTGTCCGTACTCTTGCACGTTATATTATTGCTGCTAGGCAAGGTGGGCGTCTTACAGGCGGCAAGTTTACTGCTGGTAAGACAGGCTTAGGCCTTGCTGGTGGGCGTGCAGCACAAGGTTTTATTGAAGACTTTATTGGTGCCGATGGTACTGCTGAAGACGATACTCTTATTGGCCGTACACCCTGGACAGGGTTCTTACAAACCTCTGATGATAAAAACCCTATTGCTAACCGAACTTTGGTTGGTTTAGAGGGTGCTGCTTTTGAAGCATTAGGGATTGGCCCAGCAAGTGATTTCTTAAAGGGATCTAATATTGGTGAAAAAGCTGGAAATGCTTTTGCAAGAGTCAAGGAATTTACTGACTACAAATTTAAGCTTGGCCCTCAACGAAATCTAAATCTTCGGGCTTATAAGAAGCTTTTAGAAGCATCTCAAGAAGCATATTATGGGGATGCGTCTGATCTTGTCTCCCTTAGAAATCAAGATATTGATAAGGTATTTACGTCACTTGATGAAACAGGTGATTTAGACGATATTATTGATAAGGTCGCTGGTCGTGATAACGATATTCGTAAATATCTTATTTTACGTTTAAAAGCACAGAACGCAGCAGAAAAGATTGACGAGGCCTATGACACTGTTAAGTATGGCGGTGCTCCAGAAGAAGAAGTCGTCGATATGTTTGAGATGTCAGCTGTCAATGCTCGTCTTGAGGACCTTGACAACACACTCATTGCTTTTGGCAATCGTACATCTAAACTAGATGAAAGTGTTGCAGAACTTTCTGAGCAACTTACTCGTCAGTCGTCTGCTGGTCCTGGTAGATCACAGGCTATTCAGCAGCTCCAGGTTCGTTCTCTTGATGCTCCAAAGCTAGCGGATGTAAAAGCAAACCAGCTTGCTATTCCAATGAACCTATCTGCTGGTCAGGTGCGGTTTATTCAAGATCTCCGTAAGCTTAAAGGTGAAGATGGAAAACTTGCTTTTAAATTTCCTAAAGGCATCACCATCACTCCTGGCCGTCGTATGAAAGGCTTGACCAGTGAAAACATTGATGAGTTTACTGAACTACTTTCGCAAGGGACTGATGGCAAAATTAAAACCAATCTTCTAGCAAGGCTTGGAAACGTCGATAGGCCACAGGTTGATGATTTTGGAGAAACCCTTGAGTCACTTACAGAGCAAATCAAGCAACTTCAAGCAGAAGATGCTGCTTCAGGTTCTCAGGCAGCTACAAGTCGACAGGCTCTACAGCCAATGCTTGAAGAACAAATTCGTCTTAGACAACAAATAGAAACTGCAAAGCTAGAACGGGAAGCTTTGTACTCCAAGATGAATGGCAAGGATGTTGAGTTTAAGGCTAAGACGGAAGAAATGAAGACCAATGGGTCTACTGAGCTTCCACCTGAGACTATTGATGCTGTTGTTAAGAATGCAGATGAAGCCATTGCTCCTACAACCCGTGTTAATGCCTTAAGAGCTGGTAAAAATGCTGATGAACTTATTCCAACCCAACCACGGGCTGATTTTGGTTCAGTTGTAGATGATGTAAGTGGTGTTAATACTGCTAAGACTATTAAAGCTACGGTTACAGAATCTGAATTTCGTTCTCTTTCCAAGGATTCTGATACTCTTACAACCTTTAAGGATCTTGCCTCAAAAATGAACCGGTTTATGGGCAAGACTGACGCCGAAATTATTGGCAAGATGCAGTCCCAGCAAGTCCTTGAAATAAAAGAGTCAATGCAAAAAGCATTTGACTTAGGCGAAGTTGATGAATTTTTTGACGCCAATCCCGAGCTAATTGACAGTGTACGCGGTGGTGAGTATGGAATTCTTTCTGTAGAGTCTCAGACGGCCATTTCACTTCTTATCAAGCAAACTGTTCAAGATGTCAGTGATCTTGCCAAGACCATTGATAACCAAACTAAAGATGGTGCGCCTGAAGCTCTTGTAAACCTAGAGCGTTTAACTACACGTTTCCTGGCTATGTTTAACATTGCCAAAAACAATAGCGGTGCTAGAGGCAGCCTTCTGCGTGAAATTGGTGTTATCAATAAAAACCTTGCTACACCGATACGTCCAGGAGACAACCCGCTGTATGATGAGCTTATTAACCGTCAAAAAGATACGTTAGCAAGACAAGAGATCCTCTATAAACAGACCCTAGCTATAGGCGATGAGATTAGAACCAATCCCCAAGCAGCTGCACGTAAACTAAGTAGAGCTGTAAAAGCTTTGGCTTATGTCCACGCTGAGCCTGATAAGCAACTTGATGTCTGGAAAACTTTGTTTGCAGCAAATGTAAAAAACTTAGATGGTTTTTATATTAACTCTATTTTGTCTGGGCCTGAGACGCAAGCCCGTAACTTCTGGGGTAACTTCTACCAAACGATTGGTCATCCTTTAATGGCATCTTTTGGTGCTTCTCTTCCTGGTAAAAACAATAGAGCGGTTCGACTGGAAGCTTCTGCTGTAATGGCAGCTACACATGAAAGTATATTTGAATTTACTGATCTTTTTAAGCGTATCTGGAATAGCAACGTAAAAGGTTTGGATCCTGAAGGCAATGCTTATAACGTTTGGGATGAGGGTCTAACAGAAAATATGGCCAAGATTACAGAATTAAAAAATAAAGGTGAGCTTTCTTGGGCACAGGAAAGTGTGTATGGCCTTGCTATTAACATGAGAAAGATTCTCAATTCACCGGCTTTCGCGCCCATGATGAAGGTTATGGGAACTGTTGATAGCTATTTCCGTGTTGTTGCTGGTCGTCAAGTCGTTACCAAACGTGCTGTTGCCGATGCCTTGGACGTTATTGGCGAAAGCCGTCCTTTGACTGAAGTTAGCTCTAAGGAATTTGGTGAACTTGTCCAGCAATTTAAAAAGAAACATGAGCTGGAAATCTTTGGTGAAGACAAGCTAACTTTGATTGATCCCGAAGCAGAAGAGCTTGCTGGTGTTTTTACTTTCCAAAAACCCATTAGTCAGCAAGATGCCTTTACCAGAAATCTTAACTCCTTAGCATCAGTTCCTGGTGCTCGCCTGTTAGGTCTGACATTTGTTAAAACCCCTTCTGAGATCTTAAAAGCATCTTTTAATCTTACTCCAGGACTTTCTACTGTTCTAAAAAATAATGACCAAGCATATAAAAATGGTACTCCATTTTATAGGTCGATGCGCGATGGCCAAGAGGCTATGTCTGTTGTAATTGGATTTGGTGCAACCGCAGGTGGTGCAGCTGGCTTTATTACTGGTGCGGGCCCACTTGATCGTGATCTAAATGATAAGTGGCGTAAGGCTGGTAATAAGCCTTTCACTATTAAACTACCGTTTGGTGCTGAAATTGGTTATCAAGCATTAGAACCTGCTACTACTATTATTGGCACATTTGCTGATATGGGAGCTATAGGCGCTGGCAAACAAGAGGCTAGTTTGCTTGGAGCGATTGGATCTAATATTGTTAATAAATCATTTCTTACTCAACTTTCCACAATTGCCAAGATTCTAACGGCTACTACTGAAAGAGATTTTGCAAGGTTTGGAGAGAATATTGGGCGCGGCCTTGTTCCTTACTCAGGTATGCGTTCACAGGTAGGCAAACTTATTGACCCTACAATTCGAGAATACAGAGCACGTCTTGAGCCTGGCTGGTCTTGGTATCTTAAAAAGAATGCAGGTATGGGTTTAACACGTTTTTTACCTGAACGTCGAGATCCACTTACAGATAAACCCCTCACTAGAGATGGTTATGGCGATGGAGGTGGCACCTTGCTGGGGCTTTTAAATATGACAGTTCCTTTAGGTCTACGATTCTCTCAAAATCGAACAGATCCTGTTCATAAGGATCTTTATGACTGGGGATTTGATATTGAAGATAAAAACCGTGAAATTGGCGGACTTGACTTGACTAATGAGGAGATGTCTGAGTTCAACACTTTACGGTCAGCAAACGGGGAGTTTAGAAAAGCTTTTGTTGATTACTTTAAAAGTGACCAATACACAAAAGTTGACAAGATCTCTTCTGATGCGGCATTAGAACGTGGCGAGGATGCTTCGACAACAGATGTCTATAAAGAACTTTCTAGTATTGCTAATGGGTATGGAGCTGATGCTCGCTCAACTATGAAGCTAGGCCTTACTGAACCATCTAAATCTTTTTCCGCCAGATGGCAAGAGGCGTTAGAGCGCAAAGCTAAATTTGCAAGAGAAACTAGCGCACGACAAGACAGACTTCGATTTGACCAAAACTAATTGTAATTTTAGGCTATGGCAACTACAACTGAATCATTTACTTCTGGGGCAGGACAAGTTCTGTTCCCATTTACTATCCAATACCTCACCCAAAGTGACCTTAAGGTTGCTATCGATGGGACAGATACCACTGCATTTACATTTGCCAACGCTACTACTATTCAATTAAACGCAGCCCCTACTACTGGGTCTGAAATAGTTATCAGGCGTGAAACAGCTGTTGATAACATCGATTCACAGTTTTTTCCTGGATCATCCATTCGGGCACAGGATCTAAACGATAACTTCCAACAGCTTCTGTTTTCCGCACAGGAAGATACTGGCAAAGTCCCTCTCTATAACGCGGTCTTTCCTGATGACGTGTCGTTGGGTGGTAACCAGATTAATAATCTTGGTAACCCAACGGCTGCTCAGGATGCTGTTACTAAGCAATATCTTGAGGATACAAGCTGGGACAACACAACAGAGACCATTAACTCAACAGAGTCATGGCCTTCTAATGACACCACTATTGCCACTACTGGCGGTATTGAGTCTCGGATCAATGCCAAGATTGATACAGCCCTAACCACTGACATTGCTAGCTCAGATGGTGTCACAGTCTCTGATGACGGCGATGGCACGATCACAGTTGGTCTGGGTTCGGGTTCTATTGACCTTGATCGGCTTAAAGATTCTGACATTATTACCTATGCTGAACAGAATGCAGGTTCTCCTGCAGCTGCTGATAACAACATCTTTACGGCCAGTGCTGCCGCACG